CCGCCGCTGGCTGCCAGGATGCCCAGGGGCTTGCCGGAGCCATCCCCGGTAAAGAAGGCTTCCTCCTCCTTGGCGCCGATACGGCGGGCAAACTCACGGGAGATGTAGCTTTCCAGGTCAAAGACACTGTCGTTTAACAGTTCCTCGGAAACTTTAATCATCGTCCCCAGCTTGTACGCCCCGATGGACACCTGGCCGAAGGAATCATCGCTCTCCGTGTAGGCACCTTCCTCATCGATCCAGGATGCGGTACCCTTGGTCGCCACTACCGGGATCTTCCGGTCGCCGCTGGATGTCTGGATCACCCTGGCAAGCTGGCGGAATACATTTTCCTCTTCCAGTGCTTCCACCAGGGTACGCTCGTACTCATCCGGCACCAGGTAGCCGCCCTCGGAATCCGTCCCGATCTGCAGCGCATTCACCACGGTAGGCATCGGAGCCTTGGAACGCATCATGTTCCAGAAGTTCTGGCGGTACTCATCGGTGGCGCGGCCGGTCTTAGTCTCCTCCTTGCCGCTCATGGGCTTACCCGTCAGGGGCTTGTTTACCGGGCGGTTCAGTTCCGCCTCCAGCGCCTCCTGACGTTCCAGGCGGGCGATCTCCTTGCCCAGGTCGGTGATCTCCTGCTCCATACGGGTATAGGCGGCGTCATCCTCGGCGGACAGGACGCCCTTATCGTTTCTGTGGGAATCCAGAAAGGCTTTCGCAGCTTCCCAGGCTTTGGCGCGCTTCTCGCGCAGTTCAAGAATCGTCATAGTGGTATCCTCCTTAATGTTTCAAAAGATTGAGCCGCTCGTAGAGACTGTCTACAGAGCGGCCCTTAGGTTTGGAATCTTCGGTTTTCTTAGGGTTGGTTTTACACTTTGCCGCGATCTTATCCATCAGGGAGTTGACCACAGCGGCTTTGGAATACAGCATGGAAACCGCAGGCGGTTCCATGTCCTCCGGGATCTCCGCCCGTGCCAGGACATCATCGGCAAAGCCAAGCTCCACCGCCTTGTTCGCGTCCATCCAGGTTTCCGCGTCCATCAGATGGGACAGCTTGGCGCGGGACAGCCCGGTCTTGATTTCATAGGCGTTGATGATGGAATCCTTCACGCTGCCAAGCATCTCGATGGCCTTCTGCATCTCTGCGGTATCGCCCATAGCCACCGTCATGGGATTGTGGATCATCATCATGGACACCGGACTGACCAGTACTTTTGTACCAGCCATAGCAATGACCGAGGCTGCGCTGGCTGCGATGCCATCGATCTTCACGGTCACGTTGTGCGGATAATCCATCAGCATGTTATAGATCTGGGCCGCCGCCACGCAGTCGCCGCCGGGGCTGTTGATCCAGACCGTGATGTCCCCGTCCCCAGCCATCAGTTCCTCCTTGAAAAGCTGGGGCGTGACGTCATCGTCAAACCAGCTTTCCTCAGCGATGGTGCCGTTCAGAAACAGCGTTCTCTCCACTGTTTCCGTCTGATTCTCCTGATTCGTCACCGTCCTGTTCTTCCACTTCCAGAACTTCTTCATCGGGTTTTTCCTCCTTTCCCGTTTGTGTATCTGCAAAAGCCCCCGCATTCCCCAGCGGGAGCATATTGCCGTTGATCAGGTACAGGTCGCCGCCTTCCTCGGCAGGGATGCGGTCCATGTTCTCCAGTTCCCGGATGTCATTGGCGCTCATCCAGCCGTTCTGCCTTGCGGTAGCGTAGCCGGACATCCTGCTGGCATAATCGCCCCGGAGCAGCCCTTCCACGTTGAACTTGGCAAAATACCGCTTCTTTTCCTCCGGGGAAAAAAGCGTCCGCTGGATGGACTGCTCCCAGCGCACCAGCCAGGGCTCCAGCGTGTATTTCACGAACTCCAGAGACTGCTGCTCAATATTAGAAAAGCTCGACTTCTCCAGGTCGCCCACCATGTGGGGCGGCACCCGGAAAATTCGAGCAATCTCATTGATTTGAAATTTTCTGGTTTCCAAAAACTGTGCCTGTTCCGGCGAGATGCCAATCGGCGTATATTTCATTCCTTCCTCTAAGACAGCGATCTTATTAGCATTACCGCTGCCTCCAAAGGTGGACTGCCAGCTTTCCCGGACACGCTGCGGGTCTTTGATGGTACCCGGATGCTCCAGGACACCGCCAGGGGCCGCACCGTTTGCAAAGAACTTCGCCCCGTATTCCTCACAGGCAATCGCCATACCGATGGCGTTCTTTGCCATAGCGATAGGGGAATACCCCACCAGTCCGTCAAAGCCAAGCCCTGGGATATGCAGCACATCGGAAGGATTCAGCCGGACAAGACTGCCTTTGACCGTAGGCGCATCATCCATGCTGACGGTGTATTCGTAATAAAGCTGTCCATTGCTGTCACGATTCACCGTCATCCGGTCCGGCATCAGCGGATAGAGGGCAATCACTTCACCTTTTCCGTTGCGGATAATCTGTGCGTAAGCATTGCCCCACAGCAAAAGATGGGTCATGAGCGTCTCCCGGAACACGAAGGAACTCATCTCCGGGTTTGGTTCGTCATGCAAGAGCAGATACAACGGATGGTTAATGGCTTTCTCCTTGCCTCCGTTCTCCTTATAGTGGTAAAGGTGCAGAGGAAGACCTGCCACTGCTTCCGCCAGGATGCGGACGCAGGAATACACCGCCGTCATCTGCATGGCAGACCGTTCATTCACTCTCTTGCCCGCAGTGCTTCCTCCGAAGAAAAAGCTGTAAGCGCTGCCCGTAGTGCGGTTCTGGGGCTTATCCCTGGAACGGAAAAGCCCGGAAAAGATACCCATATCGAATCACCGTCCTTCCTCAAATAAACAAAAGGCCCCGGCTGTCATAAACCGAAGCACCTGTATCATTGCCACAGCGGATCGCACGGTCAAGCCCCATGATGGTGGCGATTGCACCGTCAATCTTCTCTGTGGATTTTTCTTTGTCCGCCTTGATGTTGCCCGCCGGGTCAGTGCGGATGAAGATGTTGTCCATCATCCACCGCAGCACCGGGTGGCCTCCGTGGGCGATCTTTTCCTCCAGCACCAGCTTCATCAGTTCCTTGGTAGGAGGACTCATATCCTTAAAGCCCTGTCCGAATGGGACTACTGTAAAGCCCATGCCCTCCAGGTTCTGCACCATCTGCACAGCGCCCCATCGATCAAAGGCGATCTCACGGATGTTGAACCGTTCGCCGAGGTTCTCGATAAATCTCTCAATGTAGCCATAGTGGACCACATTGCCCTCGGTGGTCATCAGCACACCCTGGCGCTCCCACAGGTCATAGGGGACATGGTCACGGCGCACACGGAGATCGAGGGTTTCCTCCGGTATCCAGAAGTAAGGCAGAACATAGTATTTGTCCTCCTCGTCCAAGGGTGGAAAGACCAACACAAAGGCCGTGATGTCTGTAGTGGAGGATAAGTCCAGACCTCCGTAGCAGATGCGCCCTTCCAGATCATCCTCGGAAACTGGGAATGCACAGGCGTCCCACTTGTCCATCGGCATCCAGCGGACAGACTGCTTTACCCACTGGTTGAGCCTAAGCTGCCGGAAAGCATTCTCCTCACCAGGATTCTGCTGGGCAGATTCACAAGCCGCTTTGACCTTGTCGATACCTACCGTGATGCCGAGGGACGGGTTAGCCTTTTTCCACACCTTGGGGTCTGTCCAGTCCTCATCCTCGGCAGCACCGTAAATGACAGAATAGAAAGTAGGATCGACCTTCCTGCCTTCTGCGATATCAATGGCTTTCTGGTGTACCTCGTAGCAGATGGAGTTGGTGTCGTTGCCCGCCGTGGTGATCAGGAAATACAGCGGCTGCATCCGGGCATCACCAGAGCCCTGGAGCATGACGTCAAAGAGTTTCCGGTTGGGCTGGGTATGCAGCTCATCGAAGATCACGCCGTGGGTGTTAAAGCCGTGCTTGTTTGCCACATCCGCCGACAGCACCTGGTAGGAGGAGTTGGTGGGCAGATAGGTAATCTTCTTCTGGGATTCCAGTATCTTCACCCGCTTGGAAAGCGCCGGGCAGAACCGCACCATATCCACCGCCACATCAAACACAATCTTTGCCTGGTTGCGGTCTGCGGCGCATCCATACACCTCGGCCCGTTCCTCGCCATCCCCGCAGAGGAGCAGGAGCGCCACAGCGGCGGCAAGTTCCGACTTGCCCTGCTTCTTTGGGATCTCGATATACGCCGTGTTGAATTGGCGGTAACCGTTGGGCTTTAAAACGCCGAACAGGTCGCGGATGATCTGCTCCTGCCAGTCGATCAGTTCAAAGGGCTTGCCCGCCCAGGTGCCTTTGGTATGGCAGAGGGACTCGATGAACATCACCGCATAGTCGGCGGCGTCCTTATCGTAGTGCGAGGTCTTCGCCATAAACCTGGTGGGCTTGTATTTCTTCAGTTTTCGCATGGACACCACCTCCAAAATGGCATAAAAATAAGCCGCATCACTGCGACCTCCAAAATGGTTCTGTACGAGAGAAAGAGCCATGCGGCTCGATCTCAGGTTATTGTTTTCGCGGTTATTTACTGCTGCATCGCCCAGGCGATGGCGTGGCCACCATCCTCGAAAAGTTCTGCGCTCATGGCGATGAGGTTCAGGCGGCACTCAATGTAGCTGTACCCGGTTTCTTCCGGTGTCTCGATGAACTCGTATACCCCGGCGATGAATCCCTTCCAGGCATGGTCGGTGACCAGTACCTTGTCGCCCATCTTCAGCACCGCGCCCTCGCCGGCGGTGACCTTCATCGAAAGGTTCTCCATCGTGCTGGTGTTCGGCAGCCGGTAGCGGTTTACGCAGTTCTCGGTGTAGTCCTCGTATCTCTTAATCCCTGTTTCTTTCATCTTCGTATCCTCCGTTTTCTTCGTTTTCTTCGTTTTCCCTTTCGGTGTGTACATATTCGCTCTAAAAGCACATATTATCAAGTTAATTCTGATCATAATCTGCACAAAGATCGGAGGAATAAATTGTGTATATCACTCCTGCGTATGGCGGTGGATCGTCTCAATGATCTGCTCCTGCTCGGACGGCCCCACGCCAATGGACTGGAGCGCCTGCCTGGTGCCGCAGTCCGGGCAGATGAGCGTTTCGTTGTCCTCCCGTGAAAGTGCCGGAGCGCCGTGGTAGGTCCTGCCGCACAGTGGGCAGACCGCCATTCGGATCACATTATCCTTCATATCCGCATACCTCCCTGCATTTATCGTAGGCGTCAACCAGGACGTTTTTATCAAAACGGAAGGTATCGTACCCTTCCAGGCAAGTCCTCATATAGAAATTGCTCGGAATCCCAACCGGCCTGTCCTCATGCATGATGTAGGCAAAGGCCGTCACCGTCCTGCGCTTTCCCGTGCGGATGCCTTTGTACTGAAGCCGGATGTCCCGCTTGTAGTAGAAATTGGGGAATCCTTCGTAGCGGTCGAGAGCGGCTTCATCGGTCGCCGTTACCTCCCAGATCACCACAGGGACTGTGCCGCCTTCGCTTTCCTCGATGGTCAGGTAGGAGCCGGTCTTACTCCCCTTAAAAAGCAGTTCCCAGCCCTTCAGGTTGGCCGTGCCGAGGATCGTGGCGTGGGGACAGCGCATCCGCATCTGCCCGACATTCAGGTTGCTGCCGTAAGCAATGTAGTATCTTTTTTCTTTCATGGTATCCATCCTTTCCGAAGGGGTTACCCTTCTACCACCTTAAGACCGCCGAAGCGGTCAAGGGTAAGGTGGCAGGAGGCTAACTCCTGCGGTTCCTTCAAGCGGCTGCTCTACCGTGCCGGAAGGCTGTGTCCCCGGTCAGGTTGCGGGTCAGGAAATCCCTGGCCGTTGCGAACTCCTCGCCGATGAAGCCCAGGCGGA